CTGATGAAGTTCGGGTTTCCTGTCAGGCCCGTTATGGTTCGGGTCATAGTGAATCTGGATATCATCGCGTCTCGAACGCCAGCTGGGCTATACGAATAAATATCAGACATGATCTGCGGATAGAGTGGACTGGTGGCCGATAGTGTTTGAAGCAGAGCGTCTCCTGAATTCATCGTCGATCCGTTGATTATCTGATAGATCTCTTCGTTTTTGGTCAGTCCAGGCAATGCGGCCTCAACAGCTTCGCGAATGAGTCGAGATTGATCCTTTGGTCTGATAATAGGGATCGATTTCGGATCGAGAATGAGTTGGGTTAGGTCTGGAGTTTTTGGACTGTACGTTCGGTCAAGTAGCAACTTGAAATCATTCGCCAATACACGCTCAGTGACTCCTAGTCGTTTGTATGCGGCGACGTCCCAACTTAAGTCATCCACCTCGCCTTTCATGAAGATACGGCCCCAAGACTGGTGAGGCAGACCGCCTAATGATCCAGGTAAGAGTACACTGAATTTGAAAATCTCGGCATTGCGTTTTAATTCGCCGAGTATGTACCATTCGCGTTGATGTACCAGACTATTTCTTCGAAGGGACAACATTTGAGCAATTTTGAAAGATCGCCAAAACAATGCAATTGCCGTTCGTGATACTGTATCTGCACATGAGACAGCCGTCGCATTGATAGCAGAAACTTCCTTAGCCAATGATGGTACGTCAGAATCAGCGACAGACATCGTACGTGAGGAGAATTTCAAGTTGTAAAGAATGTGGACGCCGTTAACGTAGAGATCTTTGCTATAGGTAAGGACCGTTGAAGAATCAATACATTCTTCAGGTTTCACCTCATGATTGAGGAAGAAGCACCTTACTTCCATCACCGCGAGAAGTTTCCGAAGCGCTTCAGGAACTTGACTTTCTGGAAGATCAAACTGGATCGTAAAGATCTGATTGTCCCCTTGTCCTGCCATGATGAAAGATGCATTCATCCCAAAGAATACGATATACATCATACATATTGTGAATATCGTCCACAATTTCTGCTGAATTCCTTCAAAGCCACCGCGTTGACATCCTCTCCAAAGTACCGAACTTTCTGGCCACGAATGAACACTGGTATTAGGTTGAGCTCCAGTAGGAAGAGTATGTTTGTCTGTGAGGATTACAGTGGCAGAAGTGAAGAAATCATGTGCTTGGCTAAACACTCCCGGAAGCCCGAAGATATCTTCGAGAATATTGGCAATTGGGTTGACCGTGTGTTTTCGCATTCTGAGATTCCATCGGGAGAAATCGCACTCCAAGAAAACCGGTTTCTTTCCGTCATGACGCGGTTTAACCATATTGTACATCCGCTTCTTCGTATCGGCGGCCGACATTGTCATGGTCTGTTGCGGCATGTATTTGGACATAAAGTGCTCACCAATATTGTACTCAGTCAGAGTGAAGAACGTTCTCACTTGATAGGGTAGTTTGCAAAAGCAGCGAGCTGCGTTTTTCAACTCACGTTCTTTCTGGGTTAGTTCAACCACCCTTTCGTCTTCCGTGAATTTTCCGTGACGAAGTCGCTCGACCAATTCCCTCGTGCTGAACTTCTTCGTTTGGATGATTTTAGCTAGGAGCCGACGTGTCTCATCCTGAGGTCCTCCGAACCAAAATTTTCCGATCTGGCTTGCACCAGGGGATATGGCCT